TAATTGCTTTGTTCCAGTTGTTTGGCTGCTCATCTAACGCTACCGCACAGTATCTCCAAGCATCTGAGGCATGGCTGTGTTGGTCGTGTAAGGGTTTATCACTAAACATCTTAGTATCTGGGTTTACATCATACCGATAATGTCGCAATGCTTGTAGACCTTCAGCGCATCTGTTTTGGTCAAAGTAGCATCTGTTCATCAGCATACGAGCTGCGTTGATTCCCTCTGATATAGACAGCCTAGGGGTAATCCTTACCGGCAGGTTCATATTCTGCATAATATCTTTAACGCTCTTGCCTGTCATATTTTTGTTCTCGGCATCGTGCGGCAGCCAATGATCTCGATAGACATAGCCTCTATTCTGTAGAACTTCTACATAATGATCTATAGGCTTTTGGCAGTCTTGATAAAAATCTATAACCCTTACCTCACCGCCTGGTATCGTCTGCACGAACCAAATGCTAGTCATGTCTGCCCAGCCAATATCCCAGAATGTACTTACTTCGATAGCCTTATCTTGGTTGATGTCCTTGATACGGCCTTCCTCTTGCGCTTTCCTTAGTTCTTTAGCGTATACAGCACCATCCAGCACTTGCCTTGTGTTGCCTTCCCATACATTGAGATAGGCATCCGTATCTCGTTCTTTGAGATCATCCTTCTCATTCTTAAGCACCTCTGGAAACCAATGGTTGTCAGACCAGTTTACCTTCTGCGTTACCGCATTAGCTGGTGGCTGCACTACAAAGCGTTTGTAGGTTTCGTCTGTATCTAACTCAGGATTAAATGTAATCCATATCTCTGAGGCTTCTTTACGGATTGTAGGAATCAGCGTATCCCAGCTTGATTTACTGGTAGTCTGAGCTTCCTCAATCCAACATACATCTACACCCTCAAAAGACTTAATCTTAGTGATGTTATGCTTTAAACCAGCAAACAGGAACTCAGTCCCATTCTTGCCGTAGATAGCAGTATTCTGTATTTCGTAGAAGTCCTCTAACCCCATAGACTTGATCTGATCTGCTAACAAAGCGTGAACAGAATCACTAATCGAGTTTTGGAACTCCCTGGCGCATAGCACCCTTGTACTCTTTTGTAGCCCAATGACTAACAATGCCCTAGCCACGCCCCAAGACTTACCAGACCCACGACCACCATAGAGAACTTTGTATCTGCTCGGCTGGAACAGAAACTCTAACTTCTCTGGGAACTCTACATTAAGCTCCATCAGGCTTTTTAAGTACGATGTTGATTGTGTTTAGGGTTTCCAATAGCCCACCATCTAATCCACTAATCTCGGTAGCCTGCACAGCCTTACCGTCTACCCTGTCAATTACTTCCTTGATAGCCCAAGGCTCACCCTGCTCTGCTGCATCTACTAGCTTTTGTGCGATGGTACGCAGCTTACGGCTATCCTCTTGAACTAGAGCTACTCTAAGTTGGTTGTAGAACAGCTTTCCCTTCTTGCCATTCTGATTGCCTGGCTGACCACCACGATTATTCGAGGCGATTTCTACATTATTGTTTTCTATAGCGTTTTCCATTCCATTCCCTTTGGGTTAATGGTTGATGATGTTGCTATTCTACAACACTTTAAATATATTTACGATACTTCTACATATCTTGTAGTTTTATGCTACATTGGAGTCATCGCTGATTTATTTACTAATTGCCTAGCGATTCATAAATGGGGCTAAACAGTTAAGGAGTAGTAAACATGAAAACAACAGTAAACAACAGCCAATTCCATGATGCGTTCCATCGTGCAGGCAGAGGCAATCAATTTAGTTATGAAGGCCTAGACATTCTTTTTGGCTACCTAGAGCAGTTAGAAGATGATACTGGCTCAGAAATTGAGCTAGATGTTATTGGCCTTTGCTGCGAATACTCTGAATGTGATCCAGAGCAGATTGCTAAAGATTACAACATTGCACTAGAAGGTGAAACAGATATTGCAGCCTATGTACTAGAAGTGTTGTATGAGCAGACTTCTGTAGCTGGCGTTTGTCCTAATGGCAACATTGTTTTTGCACAATTCTAAGGGGAATCAAATGAACGCATATTTTATTAAATGTATTAGTGCTGAAGGTCTATGTGGCATTTCAACTACTTTGTATTACTTTGAGAGCCAAGCCCAACAGATAGCAGACGAATTAAACGCTAAAAAAGACGGCTATACCTATTTTATTTACTCCAAAAACATTTAAGGAGATTTACATGAAACCAATTCTATATCGTACTGACTGCACTTACACCTGTGTTCGCAGGGGCTACTCGGAGCAAGATACATGGCGTGAGGCTTTGGGGGTGTTTGAACCACTACTTGCCTTTGCTGATAAATTGCCTTCTCTGGATGCCCCAGAATACTTACCTTCGGGCCATACCACTCACAAGATCCTTCGGGATTATTCTTCTAGGGAGTAGCAACATGAACTTATGCGACAAACCACTAGCAGCACATGGCCTTGTTTCTTATCGTTACTCTGGTAGATACGGCTGGATAATGATTGGTGCTAAAAATGACGATGATGCCCTTGTTCAAGCCCAGCGCAGCACAAGAGATAAAGTAATTAAATCTAATTTACAAATTTGGGATAAGACTGAATATAAAGGAGTAGCAGCATGACTTTTAATTTAAAACAATGGCGATCTCGCCTAAACATCACCCAAGAGAAAGCAGCAGAACTCTTGGGTGTTCATAGGGTTACTTATACAAACTGGGAAACTGGCGCAAATCCTATAGATAAATCTACAAAATTAGCAGCATCGTTTTGTGAGATTGCCTATATTGCAGCAGATCAATTTGTAGAGTGTAATCCTTCTACATTAAATAACATTGGATCTAAAAACTTAGTTGAAACATTGGGTAAAACAAAAATTATTAACGGCTTTATAGATGAGCAGAGAAATGTATTGGATAAACCAATATCAATAATCTGCCATCCTCAAAGTTTCATCCATCGTATCAAGTAAACCAGGCTGTCTAGGTGTAGCGCCAAAGTCTGCATAGGTAGGAGTCCCAAAATCATCTGGGTTTCTTACCATGTAGATGCGGTCTACATCTTGTTTAGATATTCCTGTTTCGTACTTAATGTCCGGCACGACTTCTTTAATCTTTTTTAACAACTGCGGAACTTGCCCTGGCTCATCTCCAAAACCCATAATAAGGGCCTTGTTGCCTGGCCTTGCAGCAATTACCATTTCATCGGTAAGACCAGCCTCGCCTAACTTTCTAAGCTGCTCTGGGGTTACATTTTTAATCATTGCTGCATTTGACCGTATTGTATCGTTTAACAAAAATGGTACAAATCGTGCAACACCATTTGCATCTTGCGTAAGATTTTCAGAAGTTTGCGCTATGTACTTCATATAGTCTTGATCTCTTACATTACCTGCTCCAGCAGGCAGCTCTTGCATAAAAACAGGGTTAGCCTCAAACCCTTGACTTCCCTGCCATGCGCCTTGCGATGCGGACATTGGTGCGCCAGCGTATTGACTTCCAGTTGCTTGTCTAGCGGCCTCCAATCGTTGCCTAGATAGAGCCATTCCAGCAGGATTATTTAAATCTACATTTTGTAATAAAGCAGGATTAGTAACCGCAACTTCCGTATTAAATACAGGCTGCGCTAACGGCCTGCGGAATTGTTCATACTGTCTGTTAATTGCCGGAGTTACGCTTTCTACGCCTCTTTGTGCAGCCCTAACAGCAGTAGGAGTAATCGGCATAAGTGCGCCAGATATGGCCTCTGTTGTTTGGCCTAAAAGACTTTGTGATGGTTGTGGCAGCAATCCTCTTTGTGTTAAATATGCAGTAGATCCTACAACTTGTTTCGGATCTAGTAACCCTGATGCAGTAAATGGCAATCCAGCTAAATCTACAAATCCTGTAACTGCTTGTGGAGCGCCCCTGGCTATAGAATTTATAATATCTTGTAATGGGTTAATTTTTGTTGCCATGAGATTTCCTTACCATTTCACTTTGTTGGCCCAGAACGCTGCGCTCATCTTGCCTTTGGCTATGTTCTTAGCGTGTCTTGCTTTAAATGCTTTATTCCTTGCGCTACCGTCTGGACTACCTTTTTCGCCTTGCTGACCAAATCGTATAGTCTTAACTTGATCGCCTTCTTTAGCGACTACTACATGGCTTTTAGTGGGATGGCTTGGAGTTCTTTTTGGCTTGTTGTACCCAGCTACACCTATGCGCTCAAATATCTTGGCGGCATCCCTAATCTTCATTTTTTATAACGAGCTTTTTTGGTGGCTTCTGAGATAGCAATAGCAATCGCCTGGCGAGGATTCTTAACTACCTTGCCACCCTTGCCGGAATGTAGAGTACCTTCTTTGTACTCGCCCATTACCTTGCCAATCTTGGCCTGCTTTTTAGTCATCTTCATTTCTTTTTAGCCTTCATTGGCTTTGCAGTTTTAGCAGCCTGCTTGAAGTCTTTAGCAGAAGGAGCAGCTTTGCTGCCTGGTTTATTCATTTTCTCGCCCGATCCAGCAGCAATGCGTTTTCTCTTGGCGTTAATATTTCCGTATAAACTATTCTTCATCTTCCATCTCCATTTCTTCTTCTTTGCCTACAGCTTCCCAAGCATCGCATCCGTTGTTCTGGTTGCACATAAAATCGTAAATTTCGCAGTAGCCCATTGTCTTTTCTAGTCCACAATCAGGCATTTCTTTTGGTGTGCAGAAGTATTCACAAGCCTTACACTTACCTTCGCCATCACCCTTCTCGCCATAATTGGCTGTGAGAACGGCCTTTTTCATGTTGCCCTTGTTAATATCGGCATCTTGAGTGGCTAATGGGCATGAGCTTTTGTCCTCTGCCAGTAAACCACCTTCTTCTTTTTCGCCCATCTTAGGCTTATCGCCCAGCAAGCCGATCATAATCGTTGTTTTTTTAGGGTTCATTTAAGCTCTCGCAAAATTTGGGCAAAGGTTTCCTAGCACAATTTTACTCTATTTTTTAACAGGCTACAAGACAAAGTGTTTTTCTATTTTTCTTACTTGATCTGTCAATCGATCTGGGAATGTCTGCTGTAGTTTTTGTATTCTGTCGTACAAAGTTGCCATCTGCTCAAGCGCCTGCTCTACTTCATCAGTAGACTCTACCCAGAACTTACCCAGCTCTGCGTTTTCTAATCCTGCTATGGGTTTTTGTAAAAGATATGGCACACATCCACATAATGCTGCATCTGTATTGGTTGCTGACAGGGCATCGTAACTAAACAAGATTTTTGATCTTCTCAGCACATCTGCCAACTCTTGTTTTGTAGAAGGAAAAGTCCTAGTAATCTCAAAACAATCTAACTTAGGGCAATCCCCTGTTAAGTATCCTTTACCAATGTAGAAAGCATTTTGTGTGCGCTCTGTGCCGTTGTTGTAAAAGATAGATAGATCACAGTTAGGGTAAAACAATGACTCGCAGTTATCTCTGTAAGCCCTAGAAAATGCCAATGGGTAGTCTGTCTTACCCCAATCAATCATTCTTTTTTGTAATGCGCCCTCTCTGTTTAAAAGGTAGCGCACTACTTTTGTAGCGCCTAATGGATTGTTTACAATAATCTCAGGGTAAACCACTACTGAATCTTCTAAGTACCCAATGGGGGTATCAAACTGTGGATTTACGATCTGGTTAGCCTCGTAAATAAATACCCTAGACTCATACCCTATTTTATTAAGTTGGTCGCATAGAAAATGTAGAACCCATGCGCCACCGCTTTTTTCGTTATAACTAGGTGCGTAGATAGTAAATTTCATTCAAACCATAACTTGTACAAGTCCGGCATAAAGACTTTAATCCATGTCTGTGCCTCTAAGTTATTCTTTTGGTGATCCATGCCGATAGTCTGGCTGCCTACATGGTGAACATACGAGCGACTAATGTAGTTTACAAATCCATTTGCCCTCATCTCTAAACATTGTATATCGTCTGAATACCAGTTAATTGGCTTGTAATCTATCCAGGCTTCTCGGCTAACCCAGCCAAAAAGAGGAGAAAGTATATCGCTTGGGAATATTTGATCTTCCTCTACAAATTTGATTCCATTGCGTACTTCGCCATTCCTAATGTTTTGTAGCCCACGCACATAATCGGATCTGCTACATACCCATCCTAGTTTGTTGTTTTTTAACAACACTACATCTTCCATTAGTTTTGAGTAACTAGTAGGGGTTAGTACTATGTCATCGTTTGCGACAATAATCTCAGGGAACATATCAAACGCATATTGCACCGCATCATTGTATGAATCGCCATAATTAGTGCCGTTGTTGGGCAGGTTAATGGTTTGGTGTCTAGGAAGCTCTAGATCGCTCCCAGAGATGATAACGGTTACATCTAGTGGCACATACTGGTCAATAGACGAAAACAGCACAGGAAGGCATTTAGCCGTCTTTGTTGCTATTACTATGGCAGGCTTGGCAGACGAATCGTTGGTATATCCCATTGCCATATATCTCCATCATTCCATTTTCAGTCGATTTGCTGATCTTGCACCGTGAGCAAGTTCGTATAGTTATTTGACCTAGCTTTTTTATCCAGCTCATGCTGGAGTCGTTTTTTTGCATTTTGTAAATCTATCTCTATTCTGTGTACTGTTGTTCTAGCGGCATTAGCAAGTTGGTTAATAGATGCGTATGGATGGCTTACATATCTTAGTTTAAGGGCTTGCCGTAGGTTTAATGGTAAACCCTTAATTGCTTGCTCTATTAAATCACCATCTACATGGTCTGGCTCGTAATGTGGCTCTGGCTCTGCGTATAAATTACCTAACTCTGGGACATAGTTCTTTTCAAACGAGCGACAGGTTGTTTCTACTTGTGGGCCAATTACCCCATAAGAAACATACCAAGCCCAGTTTTTTAGCCGATCTTCCATATTGTCATTTAATTTTCAGTAATTTATTGTATTATATTCAATATCTTAAAGCAAAGGTATATATGAAACAAAGCCAAGATAAAGATAAAGAGTTTATTGATTTGTGGAATAGGCTTGGATCTCCAACCTTAGTTGCTAAAGAACTAGGGATAAACCCTCGTAGCGTTTCAAACAGAAGGGCTAGTTTAGAAATCAGATATAACATTAAGCTAGATACGCATGGATCTTTGCGAGATCAAAAAAAAGAAAAGCCAAAAAAGATTGAGCAGACTCCGCACAATGTACGCAGAGGCATAGATGTAGATAAAGTAAAAAGGGTTATTGTATTTTCAGATGCTCACTTTACCGATACCACTACTACTGCATTTAAAGCCTTATTACTAATGATTGATACTTTTAAACCAGAAGTAATTATTTGTAATGGAGATGCTTTTGATGGGCAAGTATTGAGTAGATTTCCATCTATCAATTTTGACCAAAAGCCCACAGTATTAGAAGAACTTAGCGCCTGCCGTTATCACCTAGACGAAATAGAAAAAGTAAGGCCTGCTGGTTGTCGTTTAATCTGGACTTTAGGTAATCACGATATGCGTTACGAGGCTTGGCTAGTTAATAAAGTGCCTGAGTATTCTGGGGTAGATGGATTTAGTCTTAAATATCATTTTCCTAATTGGGAAACTTGTTGGTCTTTTTGGATTGGTGAAGATACAGTAGTAAAACACCGATATAAAGGTGGTAGAACGGCTGGCTATTCTAACTTGGTTGGTGCTGGTGGATCTACCAACATTATCACAGGGCATACTCATGTATTGTGCAGCAGCCCCATAACTGGGTATCAAGGAACTTGGTGGGGAGTTCAAACTGGATGCCTAGCTAATCCACACAGTTCTACTTTTGAATACTGCGAGGACAGCCCTAAAGATTGGCGTAGTGGCTTTGTAATGCTTTCGTTTGACCAAGGCCGTATGCTGATGCCTGAGTTGATTATGGTTACAGACGAGGAAAATGGCGAGTTTGAGTTTCGGGGCTGCATTAACCGTGTATAACGCATGATGGCATGAAATCACTATCACCAGCCGTACTAAGGAATTTATACGCTTCTTTAGCGTGTTGCTATCCGTACAGCCGTTGGAAGATGCCGCTACCAGAGGAAATTGATTTTGTAGTTACTGTTGATGCGGAAATTATGGGTACATATCTTTACGATACAGGTGAGGACTTTGAGCATAGTGTTACGGTATCGTCTGCTAGGTGCGGTCACTACTACACGGTAATTACTACGCTATGCCATGAGATGATACACATGAGTTTTCATCGGCAGAAGGGCGATAGATGGCTGCATCATGGAAAAGCGTTTAGAGATCGCTGTAAATTGGTAGCCACGGAATTAGGATTAGATCCATTGGAGCTTTAGGATCATCGTACTTCAATAAATCCCCGTTCAAAAAATTCACCAATCGTGGATCGGTGCGAATCCTCAAACATCTGTATCCTTTCGGCCTTGTTGAGCCTTTTACCTTGGTCGATTTCCGTATGACAGGTATAACAAAGGCTTGCGATCCTATAATCACTTGCTTTAAGTCCTCTACCTTTGCCATCCCTAAGTTGATTACTATGAGCCGCAACGATTGTTCCATCGTCAATGCCGCAATGTTGGCAGGGTAGTTTTCTTGCATATTCAAGCAGTTTTTTGTTTCTATACATTACCTAAATGTAACCCAAATTGATATACCTAGCGCAATAAGTATAGCCAGCCCAATGTAGTATGGTAAATCAATCATTTTAATCTCCGCAAAAACACGGTATTCCTTCTTCATCAGTTTTAAACATATCAGCCTGATCTGCTGCAAAATTCTTCATTTGAATATAGCTTGGCCTATCTTTTCTAAACCTCGCTCCATCTCCAATAAACTTTCCAGCAGAGTGTATTCTGGCCTCTTGCTCTGCCCACCAAATAGCTCTGTCAGGTTTTTCTGCAATAAGGCTTAATGTTTGTGGGTATCCCTTTAAAAAACATAAATCACAGTTGCCGTGATAAGTTTTGCCATTAAAGTTTGGCAAACCTAAATCAAAAGACTGCTCTTTCCAAAACCTCCCTACATCTGCTGCGGTAATGCCTGCGGTAAATAAAGGCACTCGCTCCCTTGCCATTTTCATAGCCCTTCTTGGCTCATCTGCCCTAATACCAACCCAATCCATGTTTTCGTTGTGTTTCCATCCTAACGACTTTAAATACTTATCTATTGTTCTTATTTTTAATTCAACAGTACAAAACCTTGTTACTGGATTTGGTAAGTAGTTTTTCTTTGTAATTAATGCCTCAAAAGGCTCACCATTTCTGCTGGCTGTAGTAAAATCTACAACCTTGAATTTAGGGTCAAAAGGCAGGTACTCTAACCAATGTATAGGAACATTCCAGTTTTGACCGCAATCTCGCACAAATTCCAGCGTAGCTTCTTCTTCCTTGCCGGTATTGGCAAAAACGACAATTGCTTCATCAGGCAGCCCCCCCCCGTTCGACTGCAAAATACGCCAAAGCATATAACCAGAAGTGCGACCACCACTAAAACTGATAACAGTTGGCTCTATTATTTTAAATGGATCACTCATTGTGTAGCACGATCAATAGTACGATTAGTGGCCTCTTGGCTGCGCCATATTTCTATCCGAGCCTGTGCCGCTATCAATTGCCACTTTAGTTTTTCTTCTGTTTCTACGGCCTCTTTTAGCCCTTTTAGCAGCTCTATGTAATCGTCTGTAGCGTAGGCTTCCATCTCTTTAGCGGCAATGCTAGATGCCGTAGATTCCAGCATCAGCCGACTTTTAGCAGATCGCAGATAGTTCTCTATATAAGTTCTATTTGCTTTGGCTGCGGCAAAGACTCCTGATTGTTTGATGATGAACTCAACTGCTTTGTTCGGGCTTGTGTCCATTGTCTAGTCATTTCCTCTGTAAGTATCTGGTACGCTTTTACGCCTCTTTTTTCGCATATCAGCGCCAATTGTTTTCGTCTTTTTGCTAAAGGCCAAGTAAGTAAATCCTTAGCCTCACAGATGTTTCTCCATTCCTCGCTGCTTGTGTCCATCTAACCTTTTATTTAAGAGTTTCCATGCTGTTGCTGCCACAAGTGGCACTTGTCCGTTTCCAATGGCTTTAAGTCTGTCCACCCTACAGGCCACCCCATCAGCCACTCTACCCACTCTGGGTTCAGAGGCCCACCAACCTGTGCCGATAGGGGTATCTCGTTCCTTTCGTATTCCGATGGACTTCCTTGATCTTTGTGCATCCTCGATACTGGTGTGGGCCATAGCCTTTGATTGTTCACTTGATCGACCAGTCTGATTTGGATGGGCTGACCATTCTTTCGATGATTCTTGCCTTGTTTGAGCAAGCCTGAAGGCCCCCCCCCCCCACAATCTGGTGTTCGCCACAAGCCAGAGCCTATCCCTTTGGTGAACTGCTCCAACATGGGCAGCTCCCATAACAGTCCATTTTGAGTCATACCCCAACGAGGAAAGGTCTGCAAGCACTCTATCGAATCCTCTATGAATGAGCATTGGGGAATTTTCCACAAATACGAATCTTGGTCTAATTTCGCTAACCACCCTTGCCATGTGAAACCACATACTTGATTTTTCTCCTTCAAGTCCTTTTCCTCGGCCTGCAATGGAGATGTCCTGGCATGGAAATCCTCCAGATACGACATCAACAATTCCTTGCCAAGGCTTTCCGTCAAAGGTTTGTACATCATCCCAAATCGGGAAAGGCGGGAGAATTTTGTCATTTTGTCTGGCGCACAATACGCTTGCTGGGTAGGCTTCCCATTCAACTGCACAGACTGTTCTCCATCCAAGCAGTTTG